CAGCGCTTCGGGAGATCTGTATCTGCACAGCCTGGAGTGACACCTCTGTGACGGTCGTGCTGCGCAAGGGCGCCTTTGCTTCTTTGAGTGGCTTGAAACTCTGGCTCTATACCGGACCCTATAACCCGATACTCCTGGGGACTTTTACTTGACAACGGCGAATGCCAGCAACACATCCTGGGCGCAAACTGGAACGTTCGCCGATACGATCTCCTGGGTGACACCACCCGTTGCTCATGCGGCGGCCTTTGTCTGCGTCTCCGTCTTTGGTGGTTCCGTCAGCTCTGTCACCGACAACCAGGGGAACACTTTCACGGCCGCAGGTTCGAAGGTGAATGTGGATGTGACCTGTTACATCTACTATTGCGCTGACATCGGCGCGGCTCCGACCGGAACGTATACCGTCACGGTCAATATCTCCGCTGCGGGATTCCATGCGGGAAGTGCTTTCGGTTTCTGGATCGATAACCCCGGCACGGGAACGATTCTCGACAAACAGGGTAATGGGAGTGGTACGGCCACGAGTGCCACGGTGACCTGCAGTGGGGCGAATGTCCAATCTGCGGAAGTGGTGGTTGCGGTTCTAGTCGCTGACAACTCCCCTGCGCCTGCAGGGATCAGCGATCCGGCGACAACGGGATATTCCACATTTGGCGTGGAACAGGACGCCAGTACCTATATTGGCGGACAAGCCTCATTCAAGGTGTTGGCTGCGACCGAGACGTCCTCAGCCCATTGGACCTGGACGAATTCCGGAGCGTGGGCTGCATTTATTGCAACCTTCAAGCTGGCCGGCGGTGGCGGCGGAGGGGATACGCTCATGGGGCAGATATGTCTGTAAAACGCATCCGAGATCTCGAAGGCGAGTTGCTCATCGATCACCGCAATTCCCCCGGAGTGTCGCCGGAGATTCTGCTCGCTGCGGGCTTGCCTCCGGAGGCTGGGCGAGGTTTGTACGAAGGGGCGACCTACACGTGCAATCACTGTCAGCGCGTGGTGATGGTGAATTCGTTGCGCACGCGACAACGTCACGTGTGTCACGGCTGTATGCATGTGATCTGTGATGGTTGCGCGCAAGAAAAGGCGCGCACGTTACAATGTGTGACATTTCAGCAGAAGGTAGACATTCTGCTCGCGGGTAAATAGTGGCCACGATCCGGCGTCATCCGTTCAGGGTTGATCAGTACCGGCGGTCCTACAATCAGGTCGACCCGGTTCCCAACCTGCCGCTCGGATTTTTCCCAAAGCTGCCGCCTTTTACCGCGCGCACTTCCGAGCCGGAACGCTTCCTCCCACGACCGCCGGCCCAGGACTTCATGTGGTCGGGCACCACGACACGCGGCATCGTAAACAAGCCACGCGACCCGAACATCTTTCGTGCGGCGACGAAGGTCGATCAGTACTGTCGCCCGTATCAGCAGATTGAGCAACAGCCGAGCCTGCTGTTGAAGGGGTTGGCTGCCGTCGCGCCACCGTTCGCCAACCCGGTGTTCCCCGAGATCTATCGGCCGGCCGGGCGTGACTTTCTGGTCCTGGAAGCGCTGTCCTATCTGCCCGGCCCGGTCATCGCGCCCTACATCCCGGTGGACTTCCCCACTCCGATGCGCGCGCGGGCGACTCCGCAAGACTTCATTTTCGCAAGCACGGGTATCCCCCCGCTCGCTCCGTTCAACCAAGACGACTGGCCGATTCCGATCCGATTGCGTGGCCATCACCAAGACTTCTGGTGGACCGGGGTCACCACGCGCGGTATTCCGGCTGGTATCGCTGCCCCCTTTCAACAGGACGACTGGCCGATCACGGTTCGCCCGAAACTCGCGCAGGCCGAGAGCTACGACAGTCCGCAGTTATTGCTGATCACCCCGATTCTGCGCCCGTTCTCTCAGGGAGATTGGGTCAATCCTCAGCGCTTCCGGCCGATTCCGATTGACTGGCCGTGGTCAGGCCCGACCACACGCGGGATCCCCCCGGTTCCGGCGCCTTCCGGTCCGTTCGCCGCCGTGACCCTCGAAGGCTACTGGATTGATCTCAGCACCGCCCAGTTGCGGTGGACAGCCTCCTTGGGTGCACACGGCTACCGGCTTTATATCAACGGTGTATCCCAATCGACCGTGTTGCAGGATCGGGTCGTGGTCGTGAGCGGTCTGTCGATCGACACACCCTACGTCTTCAACATCGTGTGCGTGAACGCCTTCAATCAGGATGCGTCGATCCTCTCTAATCCGGTCTATTTCGAGCACGGATCCAACGAGATCGGTACCTATCACACCAAACCGTGGAATTGATCTATGGCTGAACAGGAACAGGGAATTCATCCGCAGGTGATGAATCACATCGTGGATCTGCATCGGAAAGTCTCCGAGCTGCAGTTGAAGAACCATGATGCCCAGAACGATGAGCCGCACGCGGTTTTCCAGGAGATGCTCTCCGAGCTCAAGACGCTCAACGTGAACCTGAGCAAGCTGATCCCCGCGATCGAAGCCGATACGCAGACGGACCTCAAGGAGGCCGGCTCCGACAAGGGAGAGGCCAAAGCGGACAAGGCGAAAGTGAAGAAATGAGCGCCGACGAGGAAGCCGAGCGCACTCGGCAAGAGTATCTCGAGCGTGTACGCCTGAAGCATGATGCGTATGTCCAGCTCTTCGGGACGGCTGGCCATCCCACGCCCCTGGGACAGGTCGTGCTGGAGGATCTGGACCGTTTCTGCCGGCGCGGAGAGGAATCCATCCATATGGATGAGCAAGGGCGAATGGACCCCTATACCACCATTTATCGCGATGGCAAGAAGGCCGTCGCGGACCGTATTCACGCAATGATCGAGTGGAGTGACCATGACAACAGCAGCAGCGGTTCTAACGGGCAGTGAAACGGGAACTGCCCAAAATCAGTCCGGAAGCACAGGCAATTCTGGCAGCCCTGGAGGTGGCTTACCCGCTGTGGCCTCCACTGGCTGGTGGGACACTGTCAAAGACACCGAGGTCAAAACCTGGCTCGCCAATAAGAAATATCCGGACGCCGAAAGCGCGCTGAAGTCGCACTGGGGACTCGAGCGCCTGATGGGCGCGGAGAAGGCCGGCCGCACCGTTGTACTCCCGAAGGACGACAACGACGCGGAGGGATGGAAGACGCTCGCCTCCAAGATCGGCGTTCCGGACAGCCCCGAGGGCTACAAGCTCCCGATGCCGGAAGGCGCGGATGAGGGCTTCGCGAAGACCGCCGCCAAGTGGTTCCACGAGGCCGGTGTTCCTCCCCGGGCAGCCAACAAAATCGCCGAGCAGTGGAACACTTTCATCGGGGAACAGGTGAAGGCGGGCGAGGCGGCCGAGCGCGCCGAGTCCGAGAAGCAGATGGGCACCCTGGAGAAGGAATGGGGCAACGAGTTCGGTGCCAAACGCGAGCTGGCTCAGCGGGCCTATCGGGAGTTTGCCAAGCAATTCGGGCTGGATGACAAAGCCGCTCTGGAGCGTGCGGAGTCCGTTCTGGGAGCGGCGAACCTGACCAAGCTCTTCGCGGGACTGGGGCAACTCAACTCCGAATCGGCCTTCGCGGGAGCGGATGGAAAAGGCGGATTTTCCGGCACCACCAAACAGTCTGCGATGGATCAGATCCGTGAGATCCAGGCCAAGCGGATCAAGGGTGAGATTAACGACCACGTCTGGCGGACCGAGGTTGAGCCCAAACTGCAGAAGTTGGGCGCCATCGCCTACGGCTAGTTGCAAACTGCAGGCTGCTCTGCATAGGGTGCCAGTCAAGCGGATACGGGCACGCCCCCCGCTGACTGGCAAAGCGCCCCTTGGAGCCCGAAGGTAACAGCGGCTAGAAGCGGCCCCGCAAGGACACGCCCTTCGAAAGTGATCTACTTTTGGAGGGTATTTCGTGTCCGTCAATATCACGACATTCTACGTTCAGGAATACGCCCGGATCCTGAACGAGCTGGCTCAGCAGCGTGACTCCCGTTTGCGTCGGGCTGTCACGGAGCAACGCTACGAAGGTAAGGCGGGTTCCCCGGTCGAGCAGGTCGGCGCGATTGCCATGCAGCCGGTTACCTCGCGCTACCAGCCGATGGGCCGCGTGGATGCGCCGACCGATCGTCGGTGGGTTTATCCTTCCGATTGGGATCTGCCGCAATTACTCGACAGCTTCGACAAGTTGCGCCTGCTGATCGATCCGAAATCGAAGTTCGTGCAGAATGCGCACTTCGCCGCCAATCGCAAGATGGATGATCTGATCATCTCCGCATTGGGCGGCACGGCCAAGACCGGCGAGACCGGCTCCAGCTCGGTCACTTTCCCCTCCACGCAGGTGGTTTCAGTCCTGCAGGGCAGCGGTTCCACAGCCACAGGGCTTACCGTCGCCAAGCTTCGTGAGAGCCTGCGCATTCTGCGCGCCAACGAGGCGATTCCTGATAACGATGAACCGACCGATGTCTTCTGTGTGGCCGGCGCCACCCAGTTGGACAACCTGCTCGCGGAAGTTCAGGTCGTCAGCTCGGACTTCAACGGCGGCCAACCGGTTCTGAAAGAGGGACGGATTCAGCGCTTCCTCGGGATCGAATTCATCCATTCGGAACGGCTGGGCACCGGCACGGATGATCAGAGCGGTACCTCCACGCCCGTCTATGTGTGGCAGAAAGAAGGCATGCATCTCGGGCTTTGGAACGACATCTCAACGGACGTCGCGCAACGCAAGGATCTTCAAGGTCTGCCATGGCAGGCCTATGTGTATATGACCGCTGGCGCGACGCGCCTGGAAGAGAAGCGCGTCGTCAAAGTCTGGTCTCGGTAAGGGGTAAGTCATGGGTGTAGTCAACGTCAATTCGACTCAGATGGCCAACAACCTGGCAACCCCGCCGGTGTTGAACAACCCCTATCTGGCAGGCGCCAATATCAAGGAATTGGTGGATGTCTGCACGATGGGAGCATCAGACTCGAACAATTCCACGTATCGATTCTTTCCCATTCCCTCAAATGCCCGCATCAGCGATATCGAGGTGATGAACGACGCGAACACCTCTGGTACCTCCTACAAATGCGGGGTCCTGCTGCAGAACGGCGGCAGTACGGTGGTCTCAAGCTCTGATGTGATCTTCATCCCGAGTGGGACCACGATGGCCTCGGCGCGCAGCACCTGGACAAGTCTCTATTTCCCCGCCATCACCAGTGGTTCAGCTTCGGCGGCCAACGTCGGCAAGCGGGTATGGGAGCTGCTCGGACTCACCTCCGATCCGAACGCGACTTATGACGTCGTGGTGACTGCGGTCACGGCCGGCTCGGCTGGCGGAAGTTTGGCAATGAAACTTTCTTACACGGTGTAACCCATGGCTCGTTATTCCTTTGCAACCACCTCGGTGACCCCCACGGCCACGGCCGACACCACGAACCTGGTGGACTCCACCTACCTGGCGTATCTCCAGGGCGGCAACTCCACCATGCGGCTGAACGTGGCGGAAATCTACATGGGGGGAGAGGCGGCATCTTCGAGCTCGCCCACCATCATGGTGCTGGCGCGGTCCTCGACAGTCGGCACCGGTACGGCAACCGGGGGCTTCTCGGCCGTGCTGGATGGCTCCAACACTGCGCCTGGTACCGTGGCACGGGTCGGTAACGCCAACGCCACCACGAAGCCGCAGCGGTCCTCGACGTTGCATCTGCTGCACCTGTCTTTCAACGCCTACGGTGGCATCGTGCGCTGGGTGGCCCGTCCGGGTGAGGAAATCAGCGTGGTTGGTAATACCGCCTCCCTGGGAGAAGCAACCCTGTCGGCCTACACCGGCGGAACTCCCGGGGCCATGTCCTCGCACATTCTCTATGAGGTCGCCTGATGGCGGCGATCAGTTACCTACTCGCACCCGGCGGCACGCTCGAGACCGTTACCGCGGGTACCGCGGCGCCGACCTCGGCGGGGATCGAATTGCGCATCGATCAGACCACTACCACGGTCAACGACAAAGGATCGACCCGTGCGCTCAAGCGAGGCGAGGTGCAAGCCATGATCCGCATCCTCGAGCAATATCTGATCCGAGATACTTCCATCAATCAGTGATATCGACATGCCAACCACCAATCTTGTCGGCCAGGTTACTTACGCAGATGGCACTTCAGTCGCCCAAGGTCGTGCTGGCCGCCTCGGAGACATGATTGTCTCGGAATTCAACGGGCGTTATTATGAGCAAGCTGCACGCGGCAATGTCTACATGGCCGCGAGTCAGGCAGTCGCCACGACGACAGTGGGCCTGGCAACGACCTATACGGGGTTGTGCCTGTCGAATCCGCTCAGCTCCGGCAAGAATCTCGCGATCCTTCTGGCCTCCGTTGCCCAATCGGTCATCCAGTCCACTCAGGTCGAAGGCTACCTGATCGCGACCGGCTCCAGTCCCACGGCCAATGTCACTCACACCACTCCTGGTACTGTGCAGACCGCTCTGGTGGGGGCGCTTGCCAACAATGCGGTGGGCAAAGTCGATACGGCCGCGACGCTGCCGGTGGCGCCATTGTATTCGCTCGCCCTGACCAATACGGGCTCCGCGACTGCCAATTCGCCCGGCGTGACTGTGGACATCGGCGGGGCGATCACACTGGCCCCCGGTGGCTATGCGTGCTTTGTGACTCCGACCCAGGCATCCGTAGCAGGCCTCTGGTTCGGCTTCACGTGGATGGAAGTCCCAGTCTGATGTGAGCTCGCAGACTGAAATCTGCAATTCCGCGCTCACCCTCCTGGGTGCGGATTCAATCAATGCGATCACCGATCCCAGTAACTCCGCGCGTGCATTGAACGCGGTCTGGAATCTTGAGCGGGATTCCGAGCTGCGCAAGCATGTCTGGAAGTTCTCCATCGGGCGGGCCAATCTCCCAGCTCTTGCGGACGCTCCGGTCAACGGTCCCTATAACGCTCAATTCGAATTACCCGCCGGATGCTTGCGGATCCTGCAGGTGGGTAATTCCAATTTCGACTGGCCCGGAGTGGACCTGTCGGACTTCCGCTCAGGTCCCACCAATGACGACTATGCGGTCGAGGGCAATCTCCTGCTCTCGAACTTCGCTCCGCCCATTTCCATCCGCTATGTCCAGCAGGTGACCGATACCACCCAGTGGGATGCGTGTTTCACCGCCGCTTTTGCCGCCCGGCTGGCCCGCAAGACCTGTTTCCGCATCACACAATCGAGCGCCAAAGAAAAAGATGCCGTCGCTGAGTACATGCAGGCCATACAGGATGCAGTCAAGGCGAATGCCTTGGAAACACCTCCGACGCCACAGGCGGACGATACGTGGGTCGCGACGCGCCCGGTGGGCGCCGGCGGAGCGGCCTGGATCCGCTACGGCTAGTGCAACGGTTGAAAACTGTAGCCTGAACCCCTGACCGTCAGCGGATGGGCAAGAACAATCCGGCGCTGTCGAACTTCAATGCGGGCGAACTGTCGCCGGATTTTGCCGCCCGGGTCGATAATGAGAAATACGCGGTCGGCTGCTCCCAGATGCAGGGCTTTGTTCCCCGCGTGCAAGGCGGCGCGCGGCGCCGGCCCGGCTCGCGCTACGTTCAACCCGTCAAGGATTCGACTCAACGGACGTGGTTGCGCAAGTTCATCTTCTCGCAATCCCAGGCCTACCAGATCGAGTTCGGAGTGGGCTATTGCCGCTTCTACACCAATCATGGACAGGTGCAATCCTCGGGAGTTCCCTATGAGATCGCAACGCCCTATACGGCGGCGATGCTCACCAATACCGACAACACCTGTGGGTTGCAGCTCGAGCAGTCCGGCGATGTGATCTACATTGCCTGCGCATCCTACTGGCCGATGAAGCTCACCCGGCTGGGATCGACGAACTGGACCCTCACTCCCTATGCGCCCCCGGATGGGCCGTTTCTCGATATCAATACTTCTAATACTCCGGCGCTCTATGTCGCACCCATCGCGGGATCCCCGAATCAGGTCACGTGTTTTGCGACCGCGCCGGTCTTCGATCCTTCCGATGTTGCGACTGCGAATGCGCCCGGCCGGCTGGTGCGGATCGATGTCCAGTACTTCAACACCCCGACCTGGACCAACAACGTCAGCTATTCCGTGGGGGACCTGACGCGCTACAACGGCAACACCTACAAAGCGCTGGTCGCGGGTACGTCCGGTCCCAATCCCCCGGTTCATACCAAAGGGATTGGATGGGATGGCAAAGGCGCGGTGCAGTGGCTCTACCTCGATTCCGGCTATGGAATCGGACAGGTCACCGGTTTCACCAGCACGACTCAGGTCACGCTCACTCTCTCGTCCTATGCCGGCCAGACCGGCAAGACCAACGCGAATCAGTACTACAACTTTCCCACCGCGACCGTGGGGGCTCCATTTCCGATCACGAACATCTCGCAGGCCAATCCTGCGGTGGTGGATGCGGCAGGACACACACTTAGTGTCGGCGATCCGGTCTACCTGACTGGCGTCGGAGGGATGACCCCGATCTCTGAGCAGTCCTATGTGGTCACCGCGGTATCGGGCGGCTCCTTCACCCTGGGCACCGTGGATGCGAGTGGCTATCCCGCCTTCACGGCAGGGGGAACCGCGATCAAAAACGCCTCCCTCAACTGGCAATTGGGCGCCTGGGGACAGGGTGCTAGCGGCTTCACCGGCTCGTTTCCGACGTGTGTGAGCTTCTTCGCGGATCGTCTGTTCTGGGCCGGTGGGATCAAATGGTGGGGCTCGGCGCCCGGTCAATACGACAGCCATACCCAGGACCTGTTCTCCATCGTGAGCCCCGCCTGTGCGGTGACTGGGAATATCGCCGCTCAGGATGTGGATGCGATCACCTGGCTTTCCCAGACCACCCGGGTGCTGCTGATGGGAACCAAGGGCGGGGAGTTTGCCTTAGGTCCGATCGTCGCCAATCAGGCGCTGGGACCGGACAATGTGGCCGTTCTACGTCAATCGAAGTGGCGTTCCCGCGCGATCCGCGCAGAGATCATCGGAACATCCAACTTCTATGTCCAGGCCTCCGGCAAGAAGATGATGGCCCAGGACTACAACTTCTATCTGGATATTTTCGACTCTACCAACCAGACCCGGCTGGCCAATCACATCGCTGGCTATACAGTGACCTCCGGCATCGTGGACATGGGCTGGCACCAGGAGCCCTATGAGACGCTCTGGGCCGTGCGCAATGACGGGGTTCTGATCGGGTATGTATTTGATCGTCCCGACAACGTCACCGGCTGGCACGAGCATCCCATGGGAGCCACTCAGAAAGGTCCGGCGGTGGTGGAATGTATCTCGGTGATCCCCGCCCCGGATGGGACGCGCGATGAAGTGTGGCTGATCGTCAAGCGAATCCTCAACGGACAGACCGTGCGCTCGGTGGAATATCTGGAGAAGGACTTCGAGACCGGGGATCTCCAGAACACCATGTGCTACCTCGACATGTCCGGTGCCTATAACGGCGCTCCTACAACTTCCATCGCCATCCACTGGCGGATCGGAGAGACCGTGAGCGTCTTGAGAGAT